TCCGTACCATCCCAAGAGAAATGGTACGTGATCTCAGGTAAACCGGTTTCATACATTTCAAGAATTCTTTTGATTCCCCTAACAACCGTCCTCGTGTTGTCGGAGAAGTTCTCTGGCTTGGGAAGAGGCGTGTCCTCTCCCCAAATTGTGGGGCGGTTCAACGACAGATCGGTATTGAACCGAAACCCGTCGTCGAAATTGTCGAAGGGGCACCGACCAAGCAAGTCAATTCGATGCACCTGGGCGCCTTTTCGAGGCCACGTGGAAGCAACCAACTCACCCTTGTAAAGGATGTCGGCGGTGCCTTGATTCCACCGCTTCCGTTCCCACTCGGCATAGGGGTCTGAGATTCGCTCAACGTTCGGCCAGTTGAGCCAATCATCAACCTGCTCCTCCGTGCATATCACAATTTCTGCTCTGTCTTGTAGATCAAAGCAGACTAAGAACCAGTCACCGTCGATAGTTTGGTACAAACGGTTTTGGTTCCGTACACCCCGCAGGGTTGCCATCCGTGGGTCATAATGTTTCTTTACTACTACTGTTTTTTCCATTTTTTTTCTCCTCTTTATTTTTTTTGGATTATCCTCTTTTTTCTTATTTATAATATAATAAATTAAGTTAACTTTGTCAAGTGAAAAGTTAATTTTTTTGCTATTTTTATCATTTTTTTTCACTTTTTTCTTAACTAATATACTATTCGATTCTACCTGTAATAATCCAAGAATATAAACTATTGTAATTATTGAAGTTAGAAATATGCAATAAGGGAAAATTTAGCAATATTATGATAATAAATCATAAGTTATTATTAATATTATACTTACAGCTTTTTTCTCGCTTCCATAAATCGTTTATAAGCGATTATAATTAATCTTTGGTATATTTATATGGGTAACTAAATAATAATGGCATATGAGCGAATTGTGTAAGCGGACTTGTATTCAAATATGATACATTCCTGCGGTATGCGGCAGCGGCGGGATATTTTCTTGTATAGCTTTTCAGGTTCTCCGTAATAGCCATCCGCGAATATATTTTTTTTGAGTAGGATTCTGTCGTGTTCTATTTATATAATAATTCATCTGTCGTACATTCATTATCTTTAATAATAAATTTTCTTCTTTTTTAGCTCTTGGCATATACCAATCTAAATATTTCAATAAGGCATTTACTGTTTTAGCTCCGATTATACCATCCTCTAATATTTCGTTGTATATCTTATTCGGATATTTATCCCCATGAGATAATGTATTAAGTGCTATTTGTAATGATCTTCCTGCCATTTTTTCAGAATGTACAAATTGCTCAAATATTTCATTTGCAGTTTGTTGATCTGGAATTTTATCTCCATAAATTTTATTCCATTTATTCTCTATATAAAATTCCCTACTTGCATTCTCTAATTCAACTGAAATGTTTAACACCTGTGGAAAATTAAGCTCTTTCTTTAAATTGTCTATTATTTTCCATCCCTTCCAATCCGGATAATATTTCCGAGAAATTCCCTGATAGGTTTCTCCTCCCAAATCTTCAGATTGGTTTGAATATGAAAAAGAACCATACCCTTCTTTTTGCAATAAATAATTATATGCTTTTTCAAAATTTGCCATTACTTAATTCCTACCAATTATTATCAATAAATTATATGGATTAATATTATTGACAAAGACATAACTATTAATGATATTCCTATTGTCTCATTCTTTGAAAATGATACTATAAAATCTTGTTTTCCATTTCTATATAAAAAAGGAATAAATTTGGTTATATTAAGATTATATTTCTGAAAAGGTTTTCCGAATCTAAAAACATTATACGCTATCTGCCAAATCACCCACAGTACAGGACTGAATAAAATAAAAATTAAAACTATCCTCGGGATTGTTTCTATTTTTGAGATACTGAAAAACGCTACCGCGATTCCTAACCGAGAGATATTTTTAAACGGATGCCATAGATACTCATCTACAAAATATGTTTTTTTATCGCCGAATAAATTATCGAATACCCATCCATCTCGTGCAGCATCAAATATAGTATGAATTAACATACCGCTAAAAAATAAAATCAAATACGTTATCTTCTGTTCCATAATCTTATTACTCCACCATAATTTAAACTCGATTTATCTGTCTGAAATATTACTCGGATTCTTTGTTTTATTTCTATTCCAGCCTTAACTAAAATCCCGTCCCGATACATCCAACCTGCCTCTATATATGGTACAAAAAATTTGGTTTTAGCCGGTAGTTCCTCTATGTTAATTTTACTATTGATTTTGTTGATTTTTAAATATGGATCATCAGTTTGTACATACGTTCTAAAATGTCCTGCTGTTGTTTTTGTTATCATCACATTAACATTTATCGGATTACGTTTTAACTGTATAAATACTCTGCCAGGTGGATAATAAACTTTACCGGCGATGTCTATATTCTGAATTTGTTGTCGGAAATTTATTTTTAATCTTCTATGCTTATATATCGTATCCGGTTTTGATTTTACTATTATATTTTCTTTTAATATTTCAACTTGTTTTGTTCGCCATTCTGCTCGTGCCTGAACTAATGCTATTGCAGATTGACGATGTTTTTCAATCTCGTTCTTTAATGCTATTGCAAGTGAATCTTTACTCTTTTTAAGTTCCGGTAAAATCGCCTGTTGTTTTGCGTACTTGGAATATATATTATTTCCATGATTTTTTATACTGTCAGTTTTAGCCTGTAAATTATCTAACTGTATAAAGAGGGATTTATTTTGTTGTTCCTTTTGATAAGTGATAAATGACAAAATCAAAATTATTGCTATCTGAAAATAGATTATAATTTTATTCATTACGGATTTCCCGAAACTGTATTACTATGTCCCATAACACCTAATTTAACTAATAATCCTATTATAGATGATATTGCAATTACTATTCCTAGTGTATAATATCTCCATCCTGTATTACTGTCAATGCGATGTCTATGATTATTAAGACGTTCATTAAGTACCTCACGCGTCGCAATACATTGTTCTATGCTTTCTTTTCTATCTTCTTTGTATTGTTCTTCAAAAACTTTATGTGCTTTTTCATGTCCATCTACCCATGTTGCAAATTTTATAATCGAATCATGAGTATCTTGCAACATCTTCCTATCATTATCCGTAAAATCTCCTGCCATAATTATCACCTTTTTCTTTATTTTTTGTACCAACTATTAAAACTAGCGGTTACCCTTTCCCTCCCCACAATTAATGCTTTCTCTTTTATTTCAATATCAAATTTAATATCTATTTTTAACGGAGGATCGAAATAAAAAAATAGTATGATCATTTAGAATCTTTATCATTGTCTTTATTATATCTAAATTAATTTTCTTTTTCCATTTTCTTATCCCATTTATTTAATATCGAATCACCGGCATAACCTATAAAAAATGACGCTGTTGGATTTAATATTCCACCCAGGTCAGCTAAAATTATAGCTGACATCGTTACAAAAAAAGCTAATATGGTTTTGTCTCGGTTATTACGTAAAAAATCGCTCCACGCAATTTCTGATTCGCGTTTTACCTTTTTCTTTAAAAAATGAATTATCATGCCTAAAATAGCCATGAGTATTGATTGCCATACTTCCGGTATCTGTTCAACCATTGTTTATGCCTCCTATATATAGACTTTATAAAAAATGTTTGTTTAGGAATATATGCTAATAGATCTTCAGTAAATAATGTTGGTAAAATATTATTATTAAAAAGCGTGTCCGCTGCAACTTCTAATCTATAGTATTCATTCCCTGTCGTATCTATCATTACAAAAAAAAGATTTTCGTAATTACTATTTATCGAAATTCCTGATGAAATATTACCTATGTCTTGAAATGTATAACTTGTATCATAAAGAATATAACCAACTCTACTTATTGCCATTATTGTATTCCTGGCATTTGATTTTAATATTAATTTTCTTCCCTTCCATTCAGTTTTTGTATACCATGCTGCTGTGTCGCTTGTTAAATAAGCAACGCCGTCTTCGTCATGTCTATACCATTTATTATAATTACCATTATACATTGAGACTAAAACTTCTGACGTGTATAAATTTTTAATAGAGTCAAGCTTAACATAAACTGCATTAGTATCTCCTAATGCTAATGTACACTTTCCAGCAGCAGTAAGTGTTGTAGTTTCAAGCCAAAGCCTTGGATTATTTGCTTGTTCGCTCTGGCTAAAAAAAATATTAGCATAATCTCCATCTTCACTTTGAGCACAATACTCTTGATTAGATGAATCCCACTTCATTATCCATCCATAGTTATCCCATGTACCGTGAAGAAAATTATTAATATGATTTCTTAAAGTTTCATATCCTGAACTATCTTCTGAAATTTCTGCCCATACATATCCGCTAGGATAACGCCCTAATGCCGTTAATGCTGTATCGGTAACAGATCGATCGCCTCCTCCGCTAATTGCTGTCGAATCCCATTCAACGCCATCAACTCCGGTTTTTGCACTATCCCATGTAGCCTCTGTTACATCCCAATCCGTTAAACATCTATCCAATGCTATATACCAATTATTTATATTCACTGGTCCATTTATCCCAAGCGTTACTACATAAAGTGAACATGTTAAAGACATAACCGTTCCCGATATAGATGAAAAATCCATCCATAAAAGTCCTCGCCTTCTATTGCCTTCTGATTGATTTGAGATTCCAATTTTATCATATCCGTCATAATTAGTATTCTTTGTCGCTTCATCCATATATGTATCTTTTACATCTGTTGTACCTGTAATTAAGGTAGTCGGATCAACAGTTATTGGATAAGTCATTCCGGTTGTATCTATTTTCACCTTTACAAATGTTCTAGTACCTATTTTCTTAATATTATATTCCGCTTCTCTTGTTAAATTATTCTTATCATAATAAATTATCTTTGCTAACGTAAAAGCTAATTTGTTATTTATCTTATCATAAAATTCGAATCCTTTATCAGTGTTTTTAATTTCTCTTGCCGTATGCATAATTGCAAAAATAAAACTGTCCGGTGCTGCTCGATTTTTTAATATAATATCCTCTTTTATTCCATTTGAATTTATATATCGCACTACATCAGCATTATTGTAAGCATTCGGAAATATTACTTTAGCATACTTCACATTCCCTTTTACATGATTCGCTCCTCTAATTGGTTTTAATGTCATCTTTACATTATTATACTCAAAATAGTATAAATCGTCATAATAGTCGCCTGTCCTTAAAATGTAATCTGCTTTATATGATTTCTTGAATATTCCAAAATTATCATTTTGCAAAGTAAATGTATGCCTTTTCCAATGTCCGGTTTTTTTATCTCTATAATTTATACCTTTACTTATTAAATATTGCAAATTTCCATTTTGCTTTCTATGTATCACACCATCCCTACTATAAGAAAATGAATCACCTTTTCTTAACCAGCTCTGACTATTTGCATTTCCAATTACAAAAAAGATGATTATTAATATATACATTACTTTTTTCATTTCTTATAAATCCTTTCTCTATTTTTACACTGTTCTTCGCGGTGGCTGCTTATCAATTATTATATCCGTTGTTGATGTTGCAATTCCAACTTGTACAATTCGTGCTTTTGCAGAACGTATTGAACCTACATCTTGCGTTAATTTTCCCGAATTGCTCGGATGTAAATATACATATTTTCCAGCCGTTAATCCAGAAAATCCTGTAACAAGACCGGTTGTTTGTATACGCACAGAAACTGATCCTCCTACTGCGGTATCTGTATAAAAACCTATAAACCGAGCGGAATCTGAGGATGTTGGATTTGCTTTATCCACAGTATTATTGCCGGAAATATATACCGCATCTTGTTGTGCTAATCCTCCGGCTGCACTCGTCATTGATATAAAACCAAGACTTATTATATCAGCTCTTAAATTATTATGATCTGATGCTAATATCTGATCATTTATTACTACATCCGATGACTGCATCTTAATAATCCCATTGTCCTGTTACACGCCATTTTATTCTTGCTTTTGTACTGTCTTCTCTTGCAGCACTTGTATCAGACATGCCAAAAGTAAATTTACCCCATAATTCTTTTTGTCCTGTTGGCGTAATTCGCAAATTAGTCCATATATTATGATTTTTTGTTGAGTCATTTCTGATTATATATATCGTTCCACTCGTATCCCCCAATGGTGAATGTTGTAAGTTAGAATCATAATCGGCAATCCGAATTTGTACTGCCGGAAATCTTCCATCTGAATAATATTGTTGTATTGTGTCAGCTCCAAAACCGCATGTATCAACTTTGTACTGTACAATTAGTGACTTTACTTCAGATACATGCGGGATTACAAAAGTAATGGAATCGTCTGCAGTTACACCTTGTGTTATGGTATCAGTCTGAACAGGAACCAACTCTATATATCTAGGTCTATGCTTAATCTGATAAGGTACTGTGTATGCAGTTAAAAGAGAAAACACGTATATCGCCGCTAAAAATATAAAAAAGTTTCTCATTGTTCTATACTCCAATTTTTATTATTATTATGCGTCATTTGCCGTAAATGTCTGAATTACTGTTAATGTATTGCTTGCCGTTTTTGTCTCTGATATTGTTGAATGGTTGAATAATGTACCGGTATCTACTGCCGCCGTTGCGTCATCAAGAAAATGACCTATTTCAGTTAATGTTCCAATTCCTTCAGACGGTAGCCAAAAGGTTCTTGCCTCAACTTGTATGCCTGATCTTGCTAACAAGGTAACAGCTTTTCTTTCTAATTCCGCTCCTAATGTCGTATCACTTACCGACGGAGCTGTCGAATCTGTACCAACAGCACAATATGTAATATATGTTGCCGTTGTAGCTTCATTTGCTAAAGCTTTCATAAATTCCGTTCTGCCAACTGTTGTCGTTAAATTGTCATATTCGGTACTTTTTACAAGTCCCTGCTCTAATCGTTTATCGAAATCTATTAACTCTTTATAATATTTTTTCCAATCTCCACTTTTATACAATCTCTGCAAATACTTATAAAATTCTTGTATTGTGTGTACAACATTACTAGGCGATGCAAACGTAAATAAGTCAGGATTATGATGCTGTATTGTAATATGTCCTTTAATATTAAGATGTTGAATCATTCATATTTCCTTTTTTTATCCATATACACAAAAACCATAATATCCAGGATCAGCGCATGGACTGCCGTACCTGTAAACTGTTGCAAGACTATCAATACTCGTTATTAATGTTTCGGATATTTTCCAATCATCTTTTACAACTATCGCTTTATCAATTCCGTCTGCTTGCTGATCAGCTTTCTTTGTCTGCTCAAATAGTGTAACTAACATATCAATTGCAGATTCCGGTTTCTCAGAAAATTCTATTGAGTATGAAAAAAGTCCACCTCCATGCGCCTGTATCCGTATTGATCTTATTATATAATCACCATTACTCGGTTCACCGGTTAAATTTATCGTAAAAATTTGACCTATCGCAAAGCCATCTTCGTAAGTGTTTGTTGATCCCGTTACAGTTACGTTTCCATATCTGTCTACTTCGACTTGCCCTCTGCGAAATGCCTCGGTTATATTACCTATAGAATCATCTCGAATTACTTTCTCATATATTCCATCACCTTTACCCTCTTGTGTCGCAATTACGCCTTGCGTTGTCGTATCTTCTACTACTGTTATTACTCTTATTTCATATTGATACACTACCGTTAATGTGGTTCCGGTCGGTAACGCTCCTGCCCTCCGAGTTAATGTCTTTCTCCAATAATCACACTCATAATCTTTTGTAGTCAGATCATCTATGTTTGGAAATCCAACAGTTTTCGATGTACCATTCTCGTCTAATTGTATTGCATGTGGTTTTGCAGTTAGATTAAATTCTGTCGTTATATCATCTCCGGAAAATGTTTCGGTTAACGGCGGTCCGAAAAATTTATCACCAATTACTGTTACTTTATTCGATGTTAATGTATAATTCGGATTTAAACTCGTACCAAAAAAATTATTTCTTGTCAAATCATTTAACTCAATTGGCGCAACTAATGTTTCTGTAGCAAAAAAATGAATATCTTTATTAGGGTCTACATAAAAATTATATCCCGTTTCACTTACTAATTTCCGAATACATTCCGCAGGTGTTATATAATCAAAACTTATATATTCGATTATCGGTCCTTCTTGGACATTATTCGTTGTAATCGCCCAATCAGAATGAACATATCCTGAAACTATATCTTCTATTATTGTTTTACATGTTTTATTCTCATATACTTCTGCTACTAATTTTCTTGTTAAAACTATCTCATAATCCTGACAGGTAACTGAATACTGCATTGTTGTTCCGGATATGATAGAAGGCTCAGCTTCAACTATTATCCCGCCGAACAATGTCGTTGAATCTCCAATAATAACAATTTCCTGTCCCCTTACCGGAGTACTTTCCGGATCATTTAAAACAAAAGTACAGGAATCAGAACCTCGTGTTAATACCGAATCTATAATTAAAGATTGCCGATCGATTTTGTTTCCAATATCTTGGTAATTTCTGAAAATTAAAAAATTACAATAAATGTTTGTTGTTGATATATTACCTCTTAAATTAGAAATTGCAACTTTAAAATATGTCGTAGTTGGCTCTTCTACTAAATATATTCGCACATCTTGATTAGGCGTACCTACAAAAACAATTGGTATCGAACTAAATTCAGCCGGAATACTATTCGAAAATCCGGTTAAATCAGAATATAAAATTTTTTGTGGATGATCTGGAGTACCGATTATTTTTATATCGTTACTTAAAAATATTGTTTTATCCAATATTTTATAAGTTACCGTATCAAACACTATTTTATCCCTTTCAAACTATCAATCTGCGCCTGCAATAACTCGATCGATCTACCAAGCTCAAATATATATCTATTTAGATTTAATCCGATTACAGGCTTAATAATACGTGTATAGTTTTGTTGTAGATATTCACGTTTAGAACTGTAAATTTTATCCGTTACCTTATCTTTCCATGCCGTCACATAAAATTTTTTTCCGTCAATATCCGTAATCTCAACTGTAGTCTGACTAAGTTTCGCATCTATCGTTTTCCAGATGTTCTTGCGATGTATGTCTTTTTTGTTTTTATCCCGATAAAATACTTCCTGTATAACTACTTGCATATCAGCCGGTAATGTGCTATGATCCAATTCTGCATAATTTCCGGACTCAGTTCCTGCTTTATATTTTATCTGTTTAATCCTATCAATTGCCTTGTTGGATATGGCTTTCTCAGAAGTGGTTATAAATGTATCAGCCCGTACACTCATTGTCACAGTCAGGGAGCTATCCATCCACACAGGACCTGTAAACTTACCTGCTCTGGCATGTATAGAATCTGCTGTAACTACTCCAAACTTATCTTTCGAACTATTGGCATATAATCTACGAATTTCGGCTGCGGATAATGCACGTGAGTAATATTGAAAATCGTCTATATAACCGTTGAAATAACCAGAAGGAGTGCCAGCATTCGCACCTAATCGAATATTTACATCATTTGTCTGTCTCGTACCTGAAAATATAGCAGTGTCTTGTTCAACTGCATTAATATATACTCTCATTGTTTCTGCACAAACTGTAGCAGTTATATGATGCCATTTATTAATAGTTAGCACATTAGATGCTATCAAATCTATGTAACTTATACCATTCCCTAAACTAAACCGTATACCACCACTTGTTACTTGATTCAACATAAAGGGCATCATATGGGTATCACCATCTCGTTTACTAACTATTTGAGGTGCTCCTGTAACATCTTTAACTGGTTTCATCCAAAGAAGAATTGTAAAATTAGTATCCGATTCGAAAGATGTCTCATTTGACAATGTTATATAATCATCAATTCCATCAAAACTATATCCGCCTGTCCCAACTTTAAATGAATCTGGTTGTGATATATTTGTAGCTCCTACCACAGTACCATTATTACTATTTCCTGAATAATCATTAGCGTTTTCATCAAAGGGATAATAACCCTTCAACGAATCCCTACTTATTCCATCCAATGAAGCCGATATTGAAATATGCGCCTTCACACTATCATCAAACGCCGCCCGTGCAAGTTTAGTTGCTAAACTATCATTTACCTCAGTTTTTAACGAATATTGAGGATGATCATTATCTGATAATCCAGACAATAATCCATGATCACTAATTCCACTTCCGGAAGCGGTTCCATGTACTTGTCTTACATCAGTTAATATAGCATCGTCAAAATCAGTACAATTAGCTTGATAAACTAACCACATTAATCTAACCGCATGATAAGCATCTTCATATTGGATTGTCGGAGCATCCTTTGCTAATGCTCCTGTTGACGTATTAGACAAACTCGATTCCAATGCCATTTGAACTTCAATATGTTCAAGATTGTAAAAATAAATTAAAGCCTTATACCATTTATTATTAACAACTGGAACTTTTCTTCCCTCTGTCTCACTCCAAACACTATCAGTAGGCATCTCCTTAAAGGAAGCCATACTATCAAGAGAAGACCATCTCATCCTACCACGATATTTTCCAGCTCTACATGTATCTGAAGTTACTAAAGTATCAACTACTATTTTATGCAAACCCTTATCAAAATAAACACCATTATTTAATTTTAATTGTTTTGTCCCCGGTACATTTGTCACTGTCATTCCGGAATAAACTAACGCTCCATGAACATCAGCAAAATAATCATATGAATTATACCATCTGTTGTGTAATTCATGTTCTGCAAGATAATTCATTGGATACTCATCAGTCATTATTTCACCGAGTACAACAATATTCTTTTTATTATTACTATTGACATTATCTCTTGGATCACTATTACTTAAAAGTATAACATCTCCCGAATCTTTATGTACATAAAGATAATTTTCAGCATCGGCAACTAAAGTACATGTCCTTGCAAAATATGTGTATAGTGTATCTCCAAATATAATACTACATGCAGGAACAGAAACATATAAATCATTATCATAAATATTACTAATGATAAAGGAATCATTATTGGCAATTCCCTGGCTTCCAGAGTTCTTAAATACGATCTTATCTAACTTTGATACTATCGATTGAGAATTAACTAGAGAATCTTTAACAATTTTTTTAATTTCCGCCATTGTAATAATTAATGAATCGTTTACTCTATTTGATTTATAAACATATTTAACCTGTAATGTATCCGGAATATCTACAAATCCACTATCATCAGGTGTGATTTTATCAACTTTCAAAGAATCTTTTATTGTAAAATCTACAGCAGATCCCGCCTGTCCTAATACTATTACCGGAAACAAGATTATACATGATATTATAACGAATATTTTCATACTAACTCCCAATTATAATCATATCTACCAATACATTCGAAATTGAAAGATCACCGGATAAATTACTCATAGCTACTTGAAATAGAGATGTTGTTTTCGAACCATTTACTATATGTACATCTCTATCATTATACTTCGAAGCTATCATTATGAACGGAGTTATGGAAAATGTACTCGGCAAGGAATTTCCATCAACATCAACTAGGTCAGAATATCTTATAGTTTGCGGAGACGAAACGGTCCCGGTTATATTTTTATCTTTAATATAATAATTTGCCATTATTGCTTTATATCCTTAAGACTCTAGATCGACGTTCTACTTCTCGACCAATTTCTTTTGCAACTTCTTTTGCTAATAAATTTTTATTATTCATTACAGATTGTCCAACTCCTGTAATATCAACTTTACCAACATTTACTGTAATATTCCCATCTGTTCCAAATCCGCCTCGTTGTGCAGCAGCTTTACGGATAAAATCAGACAACTCAGGCGGTAAAACCATCTCACGAGCATGTAACAATGCAGGCATATCAAAAGGAACAATACCCCCTCGTTGAAATGCCGCACCTTCAACACCTCCCGCTCCGTGGCCACCCATACGTTCAAGTTCCATTCCCTTTTGTTCTAATGCTTTTGCCGCTTCTTCAACTTTTGTTGCCCCATGTTCTAATTTAAATTTTTCTAATTCTTTCTCCCTTGCTTCTGCTGCAGCTGCTAACTCCTCCGGCGTCTTTTTTCTAGCACCAAATAGTTTCTTTATACTACCAACTATTTTTGACACACCAAAAGCAGCTGTAGCAATTATACCACCACTGGCGGCAGTCCCAAGTAGATTACCACCAAAAGAAGAAATTAAATCAGATAACCCACTACCTACTTTACCCAAAACAGAACCAAGACCTTTTCCAAGCTTACTAACCAATCCGCTAAATACTCCGCCTAATCCCTTTTTTATACCCCCGCCTAAATCTTTGACAGTACCCGAAATCATATTTTTGATGAACTTATGAATGTATTCATGAAGTATTTGTTGGAAAGAACCAATCACCGATTTCTTTATACCGTCAAATGTACTTCCTATAAGATCGCCAAAATTTTTAAAACTCATATTCTGTTGCATAATCATAGTTGCAGATGCATCCGCCATACTGTCAAGATGTCTTTCCCAGTCAATCTTGATTTCGCTAAATATACTTTTAGTTTTCTTAGGCAATAAGTTATACCCTTCATCCCCGGTGATTTTATAAAGATGCTTAGCAATTGCTCGTTCTTGATCTGTTAAAGAATCAAATTGTCCTTTTTTTATCTTATCAATTACAGTTAATGTTGCTTCTTTGTATTCATCTAAGTTCATGCCGACTTTTTCAGAATACTTCTGCATATCAACAAGATTATCTTCAAAATATTCCGACCATTCCCTTTGAGCTTTAGTTAATGTATTTATATTTTCAATATCTATTTCGCCTAATGATTTTTCATAACTTTTTTGAAATTCATCAATACCTCTTTGAAGTTCATCAACAGTTAAATCTTGAGCTTCTTTGACTGCTTCAAAACTATTGTTAACATGTTCGACCATAGTATCGAGCGATGTTTTTTCTGCTTCTTCTAATTCTGTTATTTTCGCCTTTTCTTCTTCAACTTGTGTTTTTCTTAATTCTCTTCGTTCATTATAATAATCTGACCAAGTCTTAGATTGCGCTTCCTTTGATTTTTCGTTCCTTTCCTCAATTCTTGCATTAATTGCTTCTAATTCAGCTTCTAGTTCAGATGTATCTTCTCCAAACAATTTTTTTATTACTATTTGTCCTTCTAGTATTATTGCTTTTGCTTTATCTATTGTATTCGCAATTCCTACCATAAACAAATCGATATAATCTTTTAATGTATCAAATGTAGCTCCAATTGCATCAGCTACCACACCGGTAATATCTTGAATACCTAATAAATTTGTATTCCACGCTGTGTATAATCCAACAACTGCTGTTGTAATACCCATTACTGCCAATGTTATTGGATTAAATGCTGCAACTAAGGTAGGTAACAATATTAATATTGGACCTATTGCGGCAGCTAATGCACCAAATGTTGTTACAACAGCAGTAATTGTTGTAGCAACACTTTTATTTTTATCTATCCATTCCACAGCTTCCTTTATAAAATCAGATGCCTTACTAGTTATACTTACCAATGACGGTAAAAATCCTTCAACTATTTTTTGTGTTAATCCAAAGATACCGGTTTTTAATTCATTTATATTATCATTAAAATCTGCTGCTGCATCTGCTGTATTTTGATCTAATTCCAATCCAAGTGCTGCAGCTTCTTCCTGCAAATTTTTGATTCCATCTCCACCTTGTTTCAAAAGAGGAACCATATCTGCTCCGGAACGTCCAAATATATTCTGAGCTAATGCTGCTGCTTTTGTATCATCTTTCATTCCTTTTAATGCTTCTGCAACTTCAAGCAACACATCATTGGAATTTTTTAAATTTCCATTTGAATCTGTAACTTTAATATCCAACGCTTCGAACGAATCTTTTGCCTCACCGGTTCCTTTTGCGGCATCATTCATATTTTTGGCTAATTTTCTCAATCCGTTTGTTACAGTAGCAAAACTTGTTCCTGATTGTTCAGCAGCAAATTTTAATGTAGACAATTTTTCAGTTGCAACGCCTGTACGAATTCCGGCTTTTTGTATTTCATCACCGAATTTAGTTACTTTTGATACTACAGCGGTAAATGTTGCAGTAATCGCAGTACCCGCAGCGGTTAAACCAATGCCGATCTTTTTTATAGAATCGTTCCATTTAGATACTGATTTTTCAGCTGAACTGGTTTTATTAATCGCTTCAGATACAGCTTTTTTAAATTTATCACTATTCAGAATTAATTCTAATTCAGCTTTACCAATTGATACCGCACTACTCATTACATACCCTTTAGATTAGGTTGTCCTATACCCAATTTAAAAGCTTTTAGGTTAGGATATTTTAAACGTTTTCCGTGATATTCAGAAAATGTTAAAAGTCTATTACTATATTGCCTTTCCGGTTTAGCATATGTCTGTTTTTTTGTTTGTATTATATTTTGTTCAGTTAATTCGTTATTTAACTCCTCATTCAATATTTGTTCTCCTAAAACACAAATTGCGTAATCATAATTAAGAGCAGTCCATTTATCCCGGATATCTAAAAGTTGACTCGGTCTTTGTCCGTAAGTTTTTGCTATTATGTGCTGGGATAGAATGTGACCGCTGCTCACGAAAAAAAGATTGATTTGCTATATCCGGAAGCGCAGCGACCATTATCGTTAATAAATCCGCTTTAGGTATCATATCTACCGGAACAACACCCCGCTGTATTGCTTCATCTTTATTGTCCTGTGATTTTACGGCTTTAGGTTCCACAAGCGCGGCAATAGCAATCAATTCAGCTTTATTTATAATTTCGATCACATCTTCATCAGTAAATTCGGCCAAATTAAATTCAGATTCTTTATTACTACCATCCTCAGATGGAGCTAATGCTTTCTCAAATCGCTTATACAATTCAATCGGTTGAATTCCAGATGTTATTATTTCAAAAGGCTCTAATTTTTTAATTTTTACTTTTGCTCCTGACGGCAAATCTATCGTTACAATTTCCGCTTTCGAACTTTCCTGCCAAATATCAATTGCCGATTTTTTAGAAGTTTTTTCTTCCATAGATATACTATTCCTTTATGTAATATATTATCATAATAAATTATTTTATTATTTCTTTATATAATATATTATCATAATAAATTATTTTGTTATTTATTATGTCGCTAACAACAAATAATGAATTAAAATATTATTTATTATGATGCCGTCGGATCGCCTAATGTAAAGAGTTGATTACCGTCATCTTTAGTGCTATCTCTCATGCCGATAAACACTAAAGGCCAAAGCCGTACTTCTTTTGCGTACGAAACGTCAATCGCCTGCGTATGTACACATTTGTGTATTGTAATATCTTCATTATCATCAGAAGCGTAAACCGGATCGAGTTTCAATTCATGTGCGTACGTCGACAATCTAACATTTGATCCGCCGATTTCAATTTTCTTTTTAGTCCCGCTAGTATAGGTACATCCAGGATATGCATACTGTAATTTCTCAAGACTACTTTCGTTCAATGGTACCTGCGCTTGTATTCCTCGGAAAGTCACAAATATCTCTTCGATCATATTAAATTGCTCTGATGTGTGAACAAGCGTTTCCAATTGAAATGAAACTGTTATCGCTCCGGAAACACCTCCTAAATCGGTTGAATTAAATTGTACTTTGCAACTTCCTATTTCTACATCTGCCGGCGTAGTAGTTGGTAATGTGCTCATTATTTGTACTCCTTATTGTAAATTATACTTATTTATCCTTTCTAATTTGAAATCTATAATACCCATAAACCTGAGGGTATCCCTGATTAATTGATCGGCTTGTGTTCGGACCTCCGTTTAACTCCGAATAATAAATCCTTGCCGTTCCTGCATTATATCCACCTTTATGATCTATGATTGTACGTATTCTATTCCAAAGCTCCCAAGCTTTTTTTTTAGAATGTTCTCTACATACAATTTGTATTCTTGCATCTTCTATCGGATCATAATCCGGATACGAAAAGGAACCGTCACGTTTTATCAATATCGCTTTTACCGGTGTTTCTGCACCAAATTCATCAAGATTAATTGCAATTCCGCTATCAACAGTTCCTAATACTTGCTCGGAAATATAGGTTTTAATCTCTTTTTGCACATCTTTATATTTTACCGTATAATAATCTGGCATTTTTTACATATCCGTTCTGCTATTTACTTCCCTTATTTTTTGATATTAGATATTTTTTCATCGCAGTTTCAACAGCTTTAATTTGTTTTAATGATGTCTCAAATAATGCTGGCGCCATAAAAGGCTGTGCAGGTTGTCCTGCTGTCGATTTCCTAACTATCCAATTTCCTTGTTTGTCTTGCCACGCCATCGCTCTTTTTACTTTCGGCGTAATTCTTTTTTTGAACGGACCGTGAATACCTGTCCCGGTTTCAATTTCAGCAGCATGATCCGCATGCGCTATTATTTGTGTACTGTGTTTTTTTCCTGCATCAGTAGATTGCACTGTTTTCGTCGCTGCGATACTTTGCTTTAAATCTCCCGTATCTACAACTACCCGATCTTTAGCCTCAGACTCTACTGTTAAAGATGCTGCAATTAATAATTTATGCTGTTGTGTTATCGGTAAATCAAGTACATCTTTTACAATATCACAGGGTTTTTTTGTCCAGAACGCTCCGCCTTTTTGATTCGATGGCATTAATCTAATTTCCTATAAACTACTACAAAATATAAACCTGCAATATTTTCTCCCGTTCCGGTCTTTGTAAAATGCGCAGATAAATAATCTCCTGATTCCATCAATCCCTGTTTTTCTTCTATTGTACCGACATCGGAAAAAATACCCTGAGTCAATGCGGTACCTGCTGCATATGTCCCGCCAATTAATATCGATCCGATTTTACTCGTATAATTTATTTTAAAATCAATCTTCTCATAATTTGAATCGTCATCAGCCGCATGATCTTCTTTAGCTCCTATATATATTTTTTCAATCTGTAATTTTCCATTTGCATATAAGAGCACACAAACTTTGTCGTCATCATCGGCTGCGGTAATATCTCCGGCAGAATGTACTAATGAAAAATATCTTGTTTGTGCATTTGGCTGAGTTATAATACCCTCGAGGGATACGTTAAAAATATCATCTCCGCCCTCCTCTTCCTTTACCGATAAGTGATCTCTGACAGTTTGATCGCTTGTAATTATCCCGTTTGTATCTCTAGAATTTATTACTTGATTTTCTGCGGTAATTGAACTCGATGCCGTTTCGTTAATGCTGTACTCTAAATGCACAACAAGTCCGGATAATGCCATTCCGGAACCTGCTTTAGTAATGTCAAGATAAATTCCTTCTCCGGCTGTAAGGACCTTATGCGTTGAATCTAATGTTGCACTTGATGATGGCGTTGCTAATGTATAGCCGTCTTCCGTTGTTATTGTTGCAATCGTGTTACCGTCTGAATCTTTAAAAGCCATTGATTGATAATTTGAAGAATCTGACGATACCGTTGTATCAACTGATATCCGCAATCGTTCAATCGTTACCGGTTTGTATGCAATAAATAACGGATCTAGATAATCATTATCTCCATAATCAGCCGCAATATCTCCTATCGGAATATGTGCAGTTCTGTGATCATATCCGGACGTTGTTATTAATTCACCATATTTGTTCAAATGCGCGACTTCTGTACCGGATTTTTTAAAGAGAAGCGAATCACTATTATTAGATTCTATTATTTCAAGTACAGAATCGCTTCCGCCTATATCGTCATTAAATGATAATAATCCCATTTTCTATTCTCCCAAATTATTAATTATTTATATATTTTGTTATTCCGTCAACGTGTAAAATAATATTAATGTCAATCCTGATATTGCTTGTCCACTACTAGTTTTTGTAAATGTCATTTCAACATGGTCATCTGATGACAGAACCTTATGTGTACCGTCTAAGGCTCCCATGGATTGCGGTGCTGTTGAACCTGCTGTAAACACCGGCGTCCATGCATAGGATACTATTACATTTCCATCCGAATCTTCTAATTCTATTGTTTGATAATTTACGGCATCGTTGGTTTTTGTTTCATCAGCAGTAAGATAGGCGGCGTACAATGTTGCTGCGTGTTCTTTAGAAAAAACTACCTTTTTTATAGAATCTGAATCAGCTGCAATATCACCAACATTTACAACTTCATAAAAATACTGCTGATTTGATGTTGTAGCAGGTAAACCATTTATGTCGATGGAAAATGTTTCAGACGAGTCTTTAGAGAAAGTTAAAAAATCCCCTGAATTTTTATTGATTTCAATTACTGCTCGGGATGGGCGTTTTGCTTCTATTTGCAATACTGGCATTTTGAAATCTCCCTTTTATATATATATTTTTCTATATGCTTATTTCTTTTTTTGTTTACCTGATTCACTCGACTTTGTCTTTGATACTTTTGTTCTTTCTATTTCATACTCTACGGCGTTTTTTAAATGCGGAAAATCTTTAAATAACTTATTTTTTTCATCTACTGACATATTTCCGTTTATTATGTCTCTAACTATTTTATTTCTATTTTTCATAATTTAAATTCTCCTTGTTTTATTCCGATTTCTATTTCTTGCATATCGCCGAAAAAATCGGGTGCCCTATTTAACATTACAATAGAATATTCTATTCCATTTATTACTATTAAGTCATTCGGATTTACAGCAGTATTTCCCGGAAGAAAAACCGTTCCGTCAATTTCTACGAATGTTCCGGTTGAATCTTTAGATAATTTCTTAATCAATTCATATCTGCAGTTTAATATAGTTTCATTATACCTTTCCGGTTCTCCATATTCACTTTCAGATTCTAAAGTTTTTATCGTACACTCTTGAAACATCGGAATTATTGATACCATTTAAATCCTTTATATTGTTAATTTTGATAATTTATATTATACAATTATGCAATTGCTCTTCGTCTTGGCAATTGTGTCAATATTCCTTTAAGTCCTTTACCGTAGTTCGCTTGCCACCTACCTATCATTTGAGTTGACAATCCAATCGGATTTGCTAATACATATAATGCAGTTTGCGCTATGACCATTTTTACTTTATTAGTCGGTTCTGCATTTCCATACGTATAGGAAATTACTATATTGTTTCGCCCTTTTGTCCAACCTGAGGAATAATAAAATGCATTTTTTTGCATATCTACTTCTATATAACTTGTTGAAATTTCCACATCGTCAATTGTTACATCTGTAATTGTTAATATTGGTGCCTTTTTCGGAAATAATAAAATTCCTCCATGCCCTGAATGTATTTCGTTCGATTCCGTTCCCTCACGATAATATATTCGCTGATATTCCTGTACAATATTTTCAGCAACTTGCAAAGTTTCTTCAGGAACATCTTTACCTGTTATTGTTTTCGCTTCTGTTGTTGTACAAAGTAAAGCCGACATATATTATTGTACCTTATATTTACATTATCAATTTTTCACAATTTATTAATCTTTTTTTTTATTGTGGCACATAAATTCTAATCCAATTTACTGTTGTAGATACTGACGGTCTTGATGCATATATTCTCAATGTATCAACTGTCGGATACGCTATAAATCTTAATGCGGAATCAGCCAACGCTCCACCGGTTGCCTCCTCTGAAACTATTACAATATCTGTTGATTTCATACCGTTAACATATGTTGCTACGGAACCGACAGAAGTAAATGTTACTGAACCTGCAAATTTTGTACTGTTCGAAGCAAAGACTTCAGAAACCTTTATAGTGTCTATATCTGCCGAACCTGCATTTATAGAATCGGCATCAGCTCTTAAATTGTCTGTATATAATTCTCTGAAACGTCCTGTTGGTGCCTCTATAATTCCGGTTTTAATTTTTCCATTTTCTATTACCGAACCTCCAATTGTAGCACCACTTATTTTTGCATATCCATTTGATTCATAAACTCCCGGTGTCAATTTCCATAGTTCTCCACCTGAAGAATTTTCTGTCCCTGTATATAAATGTCCCTGAAATGGAATTATAAATCTAATAGCTGTATTTGTTGTATCTCCAAAACCCCGAGCTGAGGCAGGGAAAAATACATTTGTGTCCGGATCGGTATAAAATATTTTCGCTCCGTTCGCCGATTTTGTCCCAAGAAACAATTTACCTGCATATACTGTAGCAGCAGTTACCCTGTCCTGATTCCTTACTACCGATTCACCAAATCCCGAATCGCTATAAAATGTAACAGCTGTCCATGCTGTGTCTCTTGTAGCATTGGTACGGTATACCCTGACACCGTTTGAATCTCCGACAACTGCATACAAATGTTTATCTACTTGAATTAATTTATCAATTGTTGTTGATAGTACTCTTGTTACCGTTGCAGAAGTTACACCGGAATCAGAAAGCGCTTTATTCCAATTTATCAAGTCTTTCGTTCTGTACATTTGCGCTCCGGTTCGATTATGTGTCCCTGCCCATAAATATCCATTAAATTGTTCAAAAGTAAGCACGCCGACATTTAAAGAATTTCCATTAACAAATCCATTCGTGTCTGATGCTGTAAATGTAGATAGATCGGTAGTATAATATGTTTCTGCTCCGCCTTGTGTGGATTGTGAATTATAATATGAAACAACTAATTTACCGTCGAATACAGTCATTGCAGTAATAGAATCGTTATCAGCATCACCTTGTCCATTTGTATCTATCACGGTGAATATTGTATCATCCGGTGTCTGCGTTGCATATAATCGACCTCTACCAAGTGTATCACTCATTGCTACAATAAGGCGATCTTTATATTCAATCATACCGGTAATGCTTGCATTCGATGTATCATTTAGACCAAGCAGGTTTGTTAATGTTACAGCTTCAATTCCATCGGATTCATTTAATGTATATATCGCGACCGGCTGTTGGTTTGTAACATTTGTTCCAATCCATAATTTATTTCCATATACTGTTGCAACGGAAAGTGCAGTATTAGCAGTATTGCCAAGTCCATTTGTGCCAACCTGCTGCCACTCCGTTGTGTCGATTACAAATTCCGTTAATCGATACGGTTCCAAGATTGATGTACCTATCGGAAATTGTGCTCTTGTTGGCATCACTATCGAAACTATTGCTAAAATTATAATTGTAACAATAAAAAATGTTATTATATTTTTCATTTTATTATCTTCCTTTTAGAATTTATATTTTACAAATAAAACTTCCGTCTACAATATCATAAATATTATACTGCACCTTCCGGCTTTGTAGTAACATTTACTGAATAGTCTGCTGTTCCACTTGCAGTTTTAAGATAGAGACTACTATAACTTCCATGTATTTCATCTTGCGAATAAGGCAGCATTGTCGCGAATGTCGAATTATCAAAACTCCATTGCAATTCTTTCGTTTTCGACCTATTTACTATTTTAGTTAATTTAGGTTGCCCGGTTGGAGTTATTGTCACTGCGGTTGTTGTTGCAGTTCCGCTAAAAACTTCAGGCGTTCCTATACCGTCAATTTCCGTTTTTGACTTAGCCATTTTATATACTCCAAAAGTTTATTGATATTGTTCAATTTACAAAAAAATATTTATTTATTATCTATCAATCCTTTTTATCAGGATTGGAATTTTCTTTTTTATCGGATTTAGAAAACAATCCTTTTTTAGGCTTTTCCGTAGTAATATTTTCCGCTTTAGGTTTATCTTTTATCTTTTCTATTTTAGGTTTATTAATAGCCTTTTCATCAATAATCGGTTTTTGAATTTTAAATTCCTCTTCTATCGGTATATTTTCTTTTCCAGCTATTATCTCCCACAAATCCGGCATATCACGCAATATCTGAGTCGCTTTTTGCTTATTTACTATTATTATATTCTTTTTCGGATCATCAGCATCGCAAAAAACTCCATCACCTCGATAGTATTGTCTATTTCTCGATCCGATAAATTTCATTTTTACTTTACTTCCATCAGTACCAGCTGCAATATCCCTATAAAGATTATCCAATGCTTCCTGCGTTTTCGGTGGAATTTCCCAAAGTTCTGCATGTTCTTCAGTTAAACGTTTAGCATGTTCAATTGGAATATCTATTATACAACTTTTCGGATTTGCTACAGTACAATACAATCCATCACCCCGGTAATGTTTTATTGTTTCGGTTCCCTTGAATTTTAAAATCATTTTTTTAATCTCCCGAAGTTTTAATTATGCTCGGAAGAACATTAAGCATTCCTCCGAGCATAATTTTTATAAGAGTTTATTTTATACTATGTTATGAAACTTTTATAAGTTTACTTTATACTATATTGTTATGAAATAAACGCCGTTGGATGTGCAATTTGACAGAGGATGTCGTCGTATTGTTCACCAGCTGCTTCAAAACACCGCCCGAATGCTTTTTCTTCAATTCCTGTTGATACTCCTGCGATTTGATGTCCTGACGCCCATTCGACACCTTCACCTGCTACTGTAGCATCGCTTGCTTCAAGATAGCAAAGTCCTCCAATTTGTACCGTTGCCCATACTGTTCCTGCTGCGGTTCCGGTACCGCCGATTACGCAAGGACCTAGACAATCCACAGCAGCTGCGGTTGCCGCCTGTACTCTATGCGTTGAGCTTGCTACGACTTTTACAATATTACCTTTTGTTAAAGTTGAACCGCTCGTAATAGGAAATGCCATACATGGACCGAGTACCGGACCTTTTCCGTTCCCAAATTTATACCGAATGATATGATCTATATAGACGTTTTCGCTAGCATTTGAGTTTTGATCCCTGAAATAAAGAGCACGTACTTTATCTCTACTCCAACTCGTCATATCTATTTCGACTCTGCGATGCGCAGTTCCGGCTGTACCTTTTACGTCTGCATAGGTTTGTATTGTTCCACCATTATCGATCGAAACTTGCAGCTCGCCATTTGTGCCGAAATGATCTCCATCCGCCGAATGTACCCAAAAACCTAAATAGTCAGTATCACGCCAATCCATTTCAGGTGTTCCTGATCCAGAAGGTACGTTAGGTGTTATTACAGCAGATTCATTTATAACTGTAGTTTTGTATACACCTGTTGCATTTCCGTCCGATGTTAATTTCAAACAATTAGTTCCAACTTTATTACCGGCTGTTCCGACTGATTGAGTAAATCCGCTTGTAACTTCTGTCCAATCTGCATCAGTTTCGCAATCGTTCACTTCTATTACTGTATTCATACCTGCATGCAACATTAACCGTTCTAATACATCTTGCAATCCTTTATCGTTTGGATCACCCATACCAAACGCTCGCGTTAAAGCAAATGGACTTCTTGGCATACCGCCCCTACCGTCAAATGGTTTTGTAAGAATATGCATATTATTACTCCTTTTTTTACGTTAGTTAAGTTCAGTTTGCCCTTAAAGGGTGCCGCTTAACTTAGGTAAACATTATAGTTTATTATTTTTTGTTCGTTACTACAATTTTATGCAGTTAAACTGTATCCAAGTCCAACCGTTTCTTCTGATGAACCTGGCGTAATCACTTCTTTAAAATCAAATTTTTCAGTCGTTACGACCTGTGTCTGCTGAGTTGCAATTATTCTCTCAACTTCTGTACGTTGATTTCTTAATGATCCTATCATAAATGACGGTCGATTAACCAGCATTAAAATTGTATCAGTTGTTGTTGAACCGTCATATACACCGCTTGTGTTTAAATCCTGACGTACAAACTCAGACACAATTATCGGAATACCGTCGAGCTTGCCGAGTTCGCCATTCAGCACTGTTGCGCTAGGTCCGTATTTATCTACCGTTTCAACTTGATCGATTCCGAGCATCTGTATATAAGCTGATATGCTCGTTATCCATGCAAGATCAGTTGGCATAACGCCAAAACGTCCCATTGCTTTCCGGATTGACCTTAGATTGTCAAGGGATAATGTAGAGATGTCTACAGCTGCAACTCCACTTGATCCACCTGACAGATATCGCAATCCTGAAAATGCTTTTCTTAAATCAGTTGAAAGCGTAACATCTGAATCTTGATGCGTTGTACTGCTATCACCATTTATAATTGCATCTTCCTTGCCGTCGGCAATTGCTTGTCTCACTTCTTCGGTTACGAACGGTAATATGGGTACAATTGAATCTATTTCTAAATCATCGGAAAATAGTACACGTACGCCCATTGTTATTGCCGAAAAAGAAATTTTACTTGTCGGTACAGTACGTGCCCCAATTTTTGTTGCATCATCTGCTGTCGGTTCGGAAACTAAATATGCCCGGATTCTAGGACCTCGCAGCGGCGCCTCGTAATTCGAACGTGGAAGATTTAATTGTCTAAACAAACCTGCAACCTTTAATTGTAACCGTACATCGTCAATCATACTTGCTGACATCTGAGTTGGAATTATATCAGCATTGTCCGTTGTATTCATTGCTTTCATCATTGAACGCATTTCCGGATGGCAGGTTAACTCAGAAAGCCAAAATTTGTACAAATCATTTTCCTTTACTACAACATCGTACGGTCTATTTTGTTTCAGGCTTTGTGCAAAACCGTAAATTAATACCTGATCATGTAGGTCCATTAATTCTTCCATACCGTCGTACGAACCTTTCAGCTTCCATTGAAAATTTTTCTTATCCCATATTACTCGAGGGCTATATAATTTTCGCATTAACGGATTTGGATGTTTGCCGTAAACGTTAGCGATTCTCCCAAATTCTTTATTCATTTTAGATTCGAATTCTGCAATTCTTTGTGATTTCTTTTGATCCGAATCTTCGTCATTATTAATAACATTAGCATTATCGACAAACTGAAAATTTTTGAGCTTACCTTCAATATCATCAATTTGTCCCTTAAAACGTTCTTCCAATTCTTTAATTTCACCTTTAGTACGTTCGGTTCCGTTTTTGATAAGCTCCTGCAATTGGGATACTTCGCTTTTAATGGCTTCTTTAGTATTGTTTAATTGTTCTTCTGTAATTGGCATTTTTATACTCCTTATTGTTTTTTATACTAACCGTTTAGTCTGTTTCAATTAGTTTGCGTATTTGCTTGAGTGATCCTAATATATCATTATCGCTCCATTCATTTCCGTTTTGTTCTTTGTCGTTCAATTCTATAGCTTGATCTAGATCGGCTGAGCTGTCGCTCCCTGCTCGACCTGTAATGTCCGGCTCACATTGGATTGTATTTTCTAAACTTTCCACAAATTTTTTCGCTATATCCAATGTACGAACAAGATTTTCTACGTCTATTTTTTCTATACTATTATATTCGTTTTGATCTATATTGTAATTTTCAAGTTCTTCCCATTCTTCCAGGAATAAAGATTTCAATTCAGTATCGGTATACGCTTTAAACTCCGGAACCGTTTCGTTGAAATTTATATAATGCGATGCGAGATGTTCATAAACCTCTTTGCGATCTTCTTCAGGAATTTTTGCTCCTCCTCTTGCACCTAAAAGTGACGCCATTGCAGATTTCACACCTTTCCATACAGTTTTTAACTCCCCATCGATTATCTTATGATGCGGTAATTTGTATGCAGATTTCGTCTTAGGTCGATTATCATCGTACCAAGCATGTGCTGATTTATATCTGCTCCAACTTGGAGGAGTTCCAAGTATAAGATTCTGTTCCGCCGCTGAAAGACTCCATTTCTGATCTTTAGGCGCTAACGGCATTTTTTTATAAGGAATCACTGATTTCAATTCCCGTAAATACTCAGGCTGAATCACAGGAATATCAAATTTAGAAAACATATTTTCAATCTGCTTTTGCAAACCTTGCATATAAGCTGTAACTATATTATCAACTTGCGGTATTCCAGTTTTTGCAAGTGTCTCCGGATTCATCGGTACGTTCGTTGCAGATAATTCAAACCATTCCCATTTCCTAAAAAATAAATAATCGCCATCTTTTAAATCTTCCGGATCTTCAGCTTTACTGTCAGTTTCTCGTTTTGTTATAGGTTCTTCAAGTGGCCTCCAACCTATCGAGACAGCACGCAATACTTTTCGCTTGAATTTTCCATATATTTGTTTTGCAAATTCGTCTTCCATATCAAATTGTACCGGTACCTCAGCTGCACGATTTGTTACCTTCAAATTTTTAATATCTAATGTACCGATTGCCGGAATACTTGCTCCGAACATTGCTCCCATATCATGATTCCAAAGAAATACGGGATTATTTTTAATTGCATCTGCAACCATTCCCTCCATTGACATTTTATGTCGTCCACGGTCAATCGTATTTGTAGTAAATCGTACATCTATTCTACCGTCCGAATCGTCATTGTCTGAATCAGGATTTGCTTTTATCTCCGGATAAATTGTCTTGTACATTTGCTGATGTACAAAAGGCTGTATGTCTGGCATTGTACAGTTGCTCCTTATTATTTATATTATCTTTCTTGGGTACTTTTAATTCCATATTTAATATATGGACTACGGGTATCTGAATAAAATTTGCTCGCTGCGGTAAAGAATGCATTATACAAAAATCCTAAATTTAATTATGATTTATCTTTTAATTCCAAACTTAATTATGATTTATTCATCTTTTTTGAATTTTTCTTGCGCAAGTTTCCTTCCATCGTGAATAATATCACCTTTTGGATTTGTGATCTTCATTGAAAAAGGCGCTAATTTATTCAAACTATCGATATATTCTTTATTTTCGCTTTTTTTGGTAGCCATTATTTCACCTATATATTTATATATCTATTTACATTTATTCTATAACTTCTTCTACATCAATTACTAGACGTTTAAGTGTGCTTAACGTTCTTTTCCTTTTGCTAACAACTTTAAGTTTAATACCTTTTCCGAATACAACTTCTTCTTCATCGTAGAAACTAGATACATGTTTAATAGACGCACTCCTTTCTGGTGCATTTTTTATTCTAAGGATTACATCATCTTCGCTTTCTAACGCAAAAGCTTGCGCTCTTCTAGCATTACTTGACCAGTGGGTTGTAGTTTCCAAGCTTATCTCTGAACCTATCTCCACACTTCTTAATTTATTAACAAAATCAATATTTTCTTCATCAACTCCTACAGATATTCCACGATACACTGGAGTATTAGATTCAAACTTAGGCGAATTTTCTATAAAATCATTCAAAGATTTGGAAATACTACTCCAGCTTGGATGAATTTCCGAATCAAGTTCCAAATCTTCTACACTTAATGGCACTCTAACATTTAATTCATGCCTCAATATCATTTCTGAAGGTTTTGTTTTTGTAAAATATTTAGCAGCTAATACTTGTTTTTTAGCTTCATCTTTTGTTAATTCAATCCCTTTTTTTCTAGCGTCTTCAATTAATACATCAGATGCTTTATCAATATCTAGTACTTTGTTTATATGATTTCTTTCATACCGTGGTACAGTTACCTTTTGCGATTCAATCCCTGTTTGTTTTCCTTGTAAATCCAATGCCTCTTTGACTTCATCCGGATCAATTACAGGTGCAACCGCGCATCTACAATTATATGTTTCCTCTGGTGATCCTGACGGATCGCCCGGATATTCCAATCTATCCGCTCCTACAGCAAAAAGCTGATTATGTTGCACTATTTGATTATGTGCTTCAAGATGGGTTTGGCGTGTACGTCCATCGGTTAATTCAGCTGACCAACGTTCACCCTCTACTATCGTTATTCCTGCGGTTTCATTTATAGCACTATATCGTGCTTTGCTTGCTCCGTTATATGCTGCCGTACTTGAGGTCCTAGCGATTCTTACAGCATCAATAGCTTTAATGTTTACTCCTTCTGTAATAATATCTTTTGCGATACGAGCGCTTGATGCTCCATCCATTATTCCAAAATGTACAACCTGTTTTATTTTATTCCTTGCAGATTCGGATAGTTTTGTTGTATCCGTTCCGGCTAAAACTCTAGAATTTTCAGATAATTGCCTCCAACCTACTGTATCTTTGTATAGTTTTTCTTCTTCCAAGTTTTCGAACAAGTCTTCAAATTGAAATCCCGGATCATCGGCTTTTGTTTTTGACTGTAAATTATATATTTTTGCAGATTGGGTTGATTGTAATGTTTTCTGTTTTTTCTTTTTATTAATTAAGTCTCCTAATTCCTCTTCTATAAGTTCTCCGGCAAACTCAAAATTTCTTTCATATACTTTTTCATAAATTTCTATTGCCTTTTTTTGTATATCGGCTTTTAAATCAGAATTAAAATCAAAGTTTTCTGTATCGAAATTTTCTTTATCCCATTGATCAACTGCATCTTCTATAAGTCTATCGGTTTGCTGTTTCCAAAATCGTCTCAAATCATTTTCTGTTTTTTGTGCAATTCGTTCAAACCGTTTCATATATTCCCGATGTTTTATCCCACCATATTTCCAGCCGTTATTTTCCGATTCAGCCGGATTATATATTATACCATCGAGCGAGTCTAAAAGATTTTTAATACAATAGTCAATCGATTTATTTCCGTTATTTTTGTTATTGTTATTCCCCTCTGCTGGTGGGGTCTGATCTTCTGTAGTATCGTTCTCAGGTTCCTCCTGTTCGCTGGTATCATCCGGTTCTGTCCGGTCTGTTTCTGTCTTCTGTTCCGCTCTTGCCTCAACAAGTTCAATCGGGATAATAGATTGATCCATGTAGAATTTCTTCAGTCTGTCATCACCACTCGGTTCTTTCCCGAATATATCTATTCTCATTTCTTCTGGTGTAATCGCTCCATATCTTATCCCATCCTTATATCTATTTATTTTTTTATCAAGGTCTTCCTGCAATGCCAAGACATTTGTCATATCAAGTTCTATATATACGCCGGGCTCAACACTTGGCATAAATTTAGAGTTTAATTTATCTTGGAACTTATTGCGTTTTGGTGTAATTGCCTGTGTCCAAAATATTCGCTGTTGTTCGATTGACGTCTGATACTTTGTGCTATCTACAATTCCAACGTATATCGGCGGAACGTTAAATGCAGCTAATATTCTTGATTGTACAGATTTTTCTCCACTCTGAAAATCCATATCCTTCATAGATTGCTGTAATAATTTAATGTCCACACCACCTGTCAAAACTGCCGGTTCGTGTGCATTATCTGTACCGCCATAATTCTCTTTCCATTTAGCTCGTACCTCGGCTATATCATCTTCATCAGCTTCATCATCTTCCGGATACACAAGAACTATTGGTGGAATAGCGTTATTTTTAAAATAATTTATGTTCCATTTTTCCTGATACAATGATCTCATTATCGGATTATAGATTACCTGTATCGGTGATAATCCATAAGTTTCACTCGCCGGATTAAAATATTGCAGGTGAAATATCTGCGATTTGTCGAAAGTTTGCCATTTACCATTCACATAATAATTCCATCCTTCAATACCGGTTTTTTCAACAATAGGCGTCATCCTCCACGATTCTAATGGGTATATAGCTTCAACTTTACCGTTTATCCCGTTTTTTGCTATTTCCCAGTGCGACCAACCTGTTGTTTCCAAATATGTGAACGTTTGTTCTACAAGTTCGGAAAAGGTCATATTCTCATTTATATATTCGAATAGGTCTTTTGCAGCTCCACCGGTTACATAATCTCGCTTTCCGCTTTTTCGCACTCTATAAAATCTTGGTGGCAGTTGTGAGATGTGTGATGTTATTGCAGTAACACATGCATATGCCCATACTTCAAGCCCATATGCATCGACAAACTTATCAAGCGATTTTTCTGGAAACGTACCGGTTCCACGTTGAAATGAATCACTAATTAATTTCCAGACGGTCGGACTAGCTTTTGTTAAAAGTCCAGAATTACTCGTACTCGGTAAGTCATTAATTAACTTACTTGTAATCGCATTAGTTATTCTTTGTATTAATCCCATTTACTTTCTCAGCATTTTAGGATATTTCTGATTTTACTATATTTATTCTAATTTGTTCCTCAAGCCTATATTTTCTTCTAATTCTTGCATACATTATTCTAAAAAAATAGTGTAATGGAATTTTGTCGGTTCCTGCAGATATTTTTCTATTATTAGGTGTTATTATATACCATACAGGTTTACTTTGTTTACCATTTGGATAATACCCTATATCATAACCAAGTTTACAATCAAATCGTTGCAAACCTATAATCGCTCTCTCGGTTTTTTTTCCTATTTTAAATATATTGTCTACGTATTCCGGTCCTGGTGTGATAACTGACTCTTTATTTTGCAAGCTTTTACATATCGGTGTGTACGATTTCGGTTTTTTTAATTTTTCCAACATAAATTTTCGCTCTCCCCTTTTTACGAAACTTTTTCATGTGGGTATGTATTCCGTATCGCATCGCATCCATTGTATGATCATCGTATTTGGCAGGTTCTTCAAGTACGTTTCCGTCTTTATCCTCCCTACGTTTATATTTTTCAATTTCTGAAATCAATATAGTACTTTTTTTGTCAATATACAAATTTTTTTCCTTAACTGATAAAATTCCGTCCTCAACCGACTTATCAGCCGGCTCGATTTTAAATCCAGCCATTCGTATCTCCTCTATACGGTCAGGTTCCGCCGAGTCTGCATAAATTATTACCTTCTTCCGTTTGCTTTCCGGAATTTCAATCTTTAATCGCGCTATAATCTGCGAATTGGTTAAGTGACGCTCCACAAATACCTCCGTCAAAAAAGCAGCATTAAACCGACGGCGCAGTTTCGATTTCTTTAAAGATTTTTTATCCTGTGATTTGTCTCTATCAGATTCAGAACTACCATTATTACCAAGCCCTGACCTGTATTCAGATTCAGCACCTATCCCGGTTTTTGTACAATCCCAAGATTTCTCAAATAGCTTTAAGTCAGAACGTGCTAAATCATTGTAAGTTTTCTCTGTCAAACCGTTGTCCGGTATATCGCCCTCTTTCATATCGCTACTTTTTAAACCGCCAGGTATATTACCTTTACCTATTCCGCTACTTTTTACACCGCTGGGAAAATTTCGACTCTGATATACGTCATCGTCCAAAAAAACCGGGGCGCTATACGGAGGGTATTTGTGTTTTATCGCCTCCCGTTCAGGCGTTTCAGAACCTACCCCCTGCTTATCGGTTACTTCTTGTTCAGTTGGCTGCGCTGTTTGCTGTATTGTTGACTGTTTAGTTGTTTGCTCAACTTCTTGTATTGGCTCCACATCCTTGAATCCTATATGTATAAGTGCTGTTGGATTCTCGTATCCAAAGTCAAGTCCGTAACATTCAGTTGGATATGTTTCGGTTAGATAATTAAAGTCTATCGTTATCCAATTGTTATATATTGTGTGTTCAAGCGTTCCCCAAATGCCAAGAGCATGTATCTTATATAGAGTCATATCGATATCTTTTAGTCCTTCTAGTTCTGCGATGTACTCTCTGTCAATCCATAGGTTATCCCGGTAGCTTGAGTGATGTCGGGTGATCTTTCTATGCCCTCCGCTTTGTTCCGCGTTCGTATCGAAGAACCGTTCCTTAATCCAGTGCTTCTTACTTACCGGATTGAATGTTAACATTATTTGTTTATATGCTTTTCGGCGTCCTCGCAGCGTCATATTTATTTCGTGGAAGTCATCGTAAGAAAGTTCTGTAGCTTCCTCAATCCAGATACTAGAGACACGTGATAATGATTTTAGTTTTTCCGGATCATCAGTTCCTAAGCATAATATTTCATTTCCATTTGGTTTACATTCGATTGACATATCGGATTTATTTATACCAAATAGTTCTTTTAGATTCCATTGATATATTATTCCCTTCAGTTCGGAGAACACTGAATTCCGTAAGGTTCTAGCGACTTTCCGAAAGCATACGATTCTATGCTGCGGCTCGAGGATTATTCTTCGGATTATTTTCTGTGCTGCGAATGTTGATTTCCCGGAACCTCTCCCTCCCCATAGGAAGAGGAACCGGTCATCATTCCAATACAGAGGGTAGAATATTGGATTAGTCACACTTCTTAATGCTGTAAAGTCTACTGTATGCATTGCTCATCTTCTGTTTGTTTTTCTGTTTGTTTTTGTTTCTGCAGCTCTCTATATTCTTTTCGCTGCTTATCAGCTATAGCGATCTCTAGTTCGTCCGGGTAATACCATTTAAATCCTCGGGAACGTTTCATTTCCCACTTATCTCTTAGTGTAGCTATGTTTCCCGGTTTCCCTTGATGTCTCCCGACTTTTTTATGATCCCTTTTATTATTATACATTTCCGCTATTATTTCAGCCATACCGGGCAGGGGGGGTATATCATCGGAGGGAGTGTCGTTTTTTTCCGTCTGATACGTACCCTCCATATCGGGTACCCTTTCCACTCTTTGTGTTACTACTACATCCGGAATACCAGCTCCACATTTAGCACATATAGGTTGTTCCGGATTATCGGTTACATCTTCATGCATACAGAAATTACACTTATAATTATACATACTCTCCATAGCCTTTTGTTTCGCTTCCTGTTCCGCTTGCCTGACAGCCTCAGCACGCTTCTTAATACTCGCAGAGTTGTTAACGCTGATCAGGCCAAGGTTATATTTCTTCTGACGCTTCAATTCTTTCTGCCGGCGTTCTTCTTTCTTTACTTCCTCATCGCTTGGCGGTTCGTTTAATTTGTCCTCAGTAACTGTCTCCCGGTATTCCACATCCTCAATATCAATATCCGTTCTGCTTCTATCCGCAATTACTTTCAGCTCTTCCATCGTCGGCTCCCTTGCATCCATTATCTTTATCACTTTCTCGCCTAGCACATTAACGTCAATGGAATAAAACCCCTGCAGCTTGGCTATGTCTCTCAATATATCTAAACATGTCTTGTGATCATTAGACTTATACGCCTTATGGAATAGCCTCATCCTCATTGCTATATGCCGATTAATAAGTTTCGGACGTTCCTTTTCCGCCTGATCGGCAAACATTTTGTAACACTCCCGGATGTACAAATCTACCTGTCGCCATCCAATTTTAAAGTTTTCCTTTGCATATTCTATTATATCGGAACGTTCTCCTCCTTGCAGGAGCATTTCCATAATAATTTTGATACGGCGTGCTTTTTCTAGTTTTGTTGATTTGTTACGTTTAGGCATATCAGATTCCTTCCATATGTAGTAATATATTGTAATGTATCATGCAGTTACTTGTTTAATTATTAGTCATTATATTATTTGATACAGTATTATTGTCATATATTTATAGTGTATTTGTAATAGATTTGCGTTAAATACTCGGTTCAAATTTATACCAATTCCAAACTTTCTTGAAGATTCCCGATTTTATTTCTCAGTATTAGGTAGTCCATATCTATATATTTTTTGTCAATTTGTTTATTTGTCATTAGTTGATACAGGTCTTTTTTAATATAGAATTCTTTATTTAGTTGGATTAATTTATTTATTGTTTTGGTGGCAAAATCGTTCCAGTCGATTTGATATTGTAATTTGGAATAATTTAATTTGCCAATTTGATATTCATCGATATAGTTATGGGTTACGTTGATAATTTCTAGTGATTGTTCGGGGTCTATTACCGGTTCGAGGCTTGCCCATGTACGGATGCCGGCATTATGTAATATTTTGAGTGTATCAAATCTATCAGATGGAGGTGCTGCATCAGGTTCGAATTTAATGGATTGATCATGATCTATAAAGGTCAAAGTTGCGCCGATTTTAATATTGTTAAATTGTTTAAACACATCAATATCCCGAAGACATCGTTTCCCACCTTTAGTTAATATAGCAGTTGGAATATTATGCTGATTTAATAATTCTAATATTTGGCGTGTTATACCGATTTTAACTTCTAGATTGCAGTACGGATCGCCCAAGAAAGAAAGTAGCACTTGCTTACCAATAAAATGTTTTTGTAATTCAAGCGATAATTTATTAATCAAATCCGGACGCTGTTTTGGAACAGTATTATTTTGCCGTAATTGTCTTATATAGCAATATTTACATCCATGATCACAGCCGAGATACACATTCAAAGCTAACGGCGAATATTCTCGAGCTTTTCCTTTAGGTTCATAAATTATAGACATTTTTTTTAACTCCCCAAGTTATATCAAGTTATATATAGATTGTTGTTATAATTAGACTTATAATAATAATATAATCATTTATATCTTGAAATACAAATAGTATTTTTTACACTTGTGATAATAACTTATATATCTAACTCCATTTAGGTACAGATATCCGCAAAATTTATCAAATCCATTTAAGGAAAATAATGTTCTGCACTTTTTAACCATTGATTTTGTATATCCTAATTTATTAAGCATTTTAACCGGCAGTGCTCCAAACATTACTTGAGTAAACGTAACAAACACAGCTATGCCGGAAATATCTTGCTTAAATAATAATTCTAATTGATCAAATGGTACGCCATATGCATCAATATCGATAATATCGTAATTTTTCACATTTAACGCTGGAATAAATTTTAAATTATTTCCACGCAAGCAGCCCTTAATATCTTTAATATCGATGCGAAGAACATTTATATTTATATCTGGATTTCTATATTTTATATTATTCCAGATTATCCCATGACCTGAAAACAATTCAAGCACATTTATATTCTTCTTATCAGGTAAATATCTTTCTCTGAGGGCTATTTTCTCATTTAAATAGCTATTATCAGTTTGACGACTGCTCAATTTCCACCTCCGGTATTTTCTCTATTTCATCAATATGTTTTTGTATTTCCGGATAATCTGCAGGATTGAACGAGATTAATATATGGGTTTTGTTAAACGGTTTTAATTCTTTTTTTTCAGGCTTTCCAACATTTTCCGTATTTACAGTAAAATCAACATTATCTAATAGATCATTAAAATTCATTTCATCAACTAAATCTTCATCATTAAATCTAATTTCTTTGATTATACTTTCAATATCATCTGTAAAAAATCCAGTTATTGTATTACTATTTAATGCAACATTGAGTGCTTTTTCTTCGATTTCGGATACATCGACTATTGCAACGTCAACATGAGTTTCACCCTGTTCTGTTAATATGCCAAGACGCTGATGTCCACTGATAATATTGTGAGTTCGCTTATTAACAACTATCGGTTGAACATTGCCAAACTTAGAAATAGATTTTTTTAATCCCTTCCGAGCTTTATCTGTAATATCCCTAGGATTATACTCAGCGGGTTTAAGCTTAGATATTGGCATCTTTTTATATATTATATTATTCATCGGAAAAACTCCTTCCATTTTTAACATTTATTAATACAATCTTTTTCGTATTCTCCCTCAGAGATGTCTAATTCGGATTGAATTATAAATCAAACTAGTCAATCTTATTATATTAGAGTTATGTTCGACTATTACTACTATCTACATACACTAGCAATAATATAATAGATAATAGAATATATAACAAAATATATTATATAACAATATATAATTTTATATTACATTAAGATAGCCGACTATAGTTACTTTCTTTTATATCAAAATTAGAAACTGGTATGAACCTAGCGAACGATTTTATAAATCCCATAATTCGCCTCTAATACGCCGTCTATTGAAAAAACTAAGTAGAGGGCATACTAAAAATCATACATAAAAGAAAATAAGCCAACACAGGTCAAATAAATGAGGCAAACACATATATCCTCTCTCATTTGGTTGTTGAAATTTTTATTTCTACCCGTTCCGCATTCTCCGTATATCTCTTTTGTATAACGGCAGAAACAATTTGATTGTCGTTTCGAAATAATATTTTTTCGGTTGCGTCTGTAATACATTTTGCCAGATTGTCATAATCAGATCGTCCAATACACCAATACGGCTGTTTAGTTTTATCTTTCTCTTTTTTAGATTTGGATAATTGAAAGAAAAAAATACATGTCAGGACTAGGGGGCCGTCTAACGGTATTTTAGGGCGAACTTTTAACGCTTCTAATCTTACCCGCTCTTCCCATTTTTTGGTAGATGCAGGTGTGTATGTGAGGGGGAATTTCATCCCCCTTTTCTGAACTACACGCGGACGTGCCTTGGGCACTATCTTGCCATACACTGTGAATGATATAGTCATTTCCGTTCCTATTTTTTTATATTCTCTATTTAGAACGATAAATCATTTTTTTTCATCTTTTTGAGAAAATGTACAATTTGATTTATCGATATTATTGTTTTCTTTCACACAATCTTTTATTGCAAATGGCGACTCACAATATAGACATTGCCAGCGAGCTTCAACCTCATCCCATCTTTCTCTTGATCCGCAAACTTTACAATAATTCATCATATTGATTCCTCCTTTTTTTTGGTTAATAATACTTAATCCTTCAGGATTTTTTTACTTTTTTTCAACGCCTCATTCATTAATGATGCTATTTTCATTAAAGCTAAATTTGCCATTTTATTATCTATATCGTACAAACCTATTTTTATTTTTTCAACGCCTCATTCATCTTTAGCATATTGGGATTATTCATTCCGCCACGCGGTTTAATTTTAATCCCCTGTGATATTAGGTAAGCTTTTACAGTAGGTCTGTTTGTATTATATAGTTTAGCAATTTTTTCTAGACTGTGTGTATGATATAATTCAATCCATTCCGGCACGATTAATTCCTCCAACTGAAATTGTCTTTTTTATTCCATAATTTAATTTGATTTTCATTCGCTTTACGGAATTCTTCTAGTGTGATTTGATCATTCCATCCAAAACCAGAACGTTTCAAAGATTGTCTTTCCCATTCTTCTGCAATTTTATACAATATCGGATGATATACATATAATCCAAACCAATCCGATTTACGTTGATTAAAACAGCAGAAACATGACACATTTGTACGCCATCGATATACCGAATTTAGCATATTATGTTTTTTGCATAACGCCATGACATCTCTTTTACTCCAACCTTCCGTATATAACGGATATATATTTTCACACCCGATAACACGTGACTTATTTAAACGTGTTTTATTTTCATCAGCTCTAATACCTATCAATACTTCCTCTATTTTATTTTCTTTAAAAAACATATCTTGTGGTTTAATTTTCAATTCTATTGTACACCATCTTTGTCTTCCGGTGGGCAAAAAATATCCCCATTTCACTAAATGATAGAAAAACCCCTTATTACTAACCACATGTAGTTTCTTACCAACATGCTGAGCTAATTGAGGTAAAAAATAATAAACTTCCGGTAATTCAACTCCGGTATCAGCAAAAATCATTTCAAAATTTTCTTTTCTTTCGTGTAGCAGTAAAACTAATGCTGTGCTATCAGCTCCTCCCGAAACAGCTACCATTCGTTTATTCATCTATCCTCCAACATATAAAAATCATCCGGAATACAGCTATACGGAATAGACCTTCCCAAGCTAAACCGAATAATACTAGTATTCCGGAGATGATCTCTTTTATTCGTTTTCGATATTTATCACAAATATCACAATTTAGAATATCGTCATATTTTATTGATTTAATATAATTAGTATATATTAACACTATAGTTGACATTTGACAAGATGAATTATAATTATTGTCTAAATATTCTATATACTTCATTTTTGGAGTTCCTGTTTTGACTGCCACGGCTTTGCAGTTATATTTAACTGCTTTTCGATATTTTGCAATATATCTGTCTCAAAACTTTCCAAGTCCTGCATTATATTTAAAATTGTAGTTCTTGCTGTTATTATTCCGTTTAAAATTAGTTCGGCATTATATTTTTCTGTCAAATAGCTTTTCCCGGTATCGGTATTTAACAGTGATTCAATTTCATCTACTGTAATTTTGCCCTGCGATTGTGCCATACCTGCAATTTTTTGCACCTCGTATAATATGTCTATTAGTGTAGTTAAGATTGATTCTGGAGGCTCTTTAAGTAGTTCTGAAAGATTACGTGGCTTATCTTGCTCAGGGAACGAATCGTTCAAATCGGTACTTTTTATTTCTGACGATATACGATTATTCTGATTTTTTATAAGTTCAGCAGGTTCTTTTTGTTTTTTATCATCTTTATGTACTATATTCGATTCTTCTTTTACCGGTACTTTTTTATCGTTGCCAGTTTCACATCCCTCAACGTTAGTTATTATTGGAATTGAAAAAGAAATAATAGAATGATGCCCGCAATGTTCACATTTTATCTTTTTCTTTTCTTCCGGTTCCATGCCTGCGAATCTTGGATGCGCTTTGATTTTATTCAGACAGTATGGGCAAAACGCTTTTGCATTTCCAACCGTAGTTAATGCTTTACTTGTTCTATTTGCTTTTTCAATAACATTGAAATGTTCGATTTCAGCTAAAGTATTATCTAGTTTGTGAGTTGTTTTTTTATTTTCTTTCATTATTTTTCCCTTTCCATTTCTTCAATTTCTTTTTGCGTTGGTTTTCTGTATACTGTAATTCCTGCTTTTACTCCCTCGGTTCCCGGTATCGGTATGTTTCCAAGTGTGCTAGCTATTCGAATATTACCGGATTGTGTAATTCCGTATTTTCTTGTTAAGTCAATTTCAAAGTGAAGTGTATCGCCGGTTGTAGATATTTTTATATTCTGCATAAAACCTCCCTTATCTTTCTTTATAAATTAATAGCAATACCTTCCCTGATGAATAAGGGATTGAGATTTATCTTTCTTTATAAATTAAAACTCTATACGCTGTATATATTGCGATGATTTGGATTGTACTAAAATACTTGCCGGTTATTATATTAATTATTATTAGGGCACATACGTCGAATATTACTTTTAGTATAAATTTTATACTAACCTTTATTTTTTGCTTTAATATTTTTTTCTGATACTCAATTTGTTGAATTTGCTGTTTTGTTTTCAGTATTTTCTCTGCATGTTTATTGTTTTTTGTATTTTCCGATTTCATACTATTCTCCCTTTTCCCTGACAATAGTATTCAATCTATCTTCCCATTTGTCAAATGTTATTCTATCAAAGAAATCTTTCATATCAAATTTTATCCCCATCGCCATTAATTGCATTTTCGCGATGTCAAATAAATTTTTAGCCTTTGTTATTGTTATTTTTGCCTGTTCAATTTGTGCTCTATAATCTTTGATTAAAAAATCGGATAAAATTAAAAATACAATTGATGTTTCAAGAATTGTTGAATTTCCTGCAGCATCTGTTTTCTGATCCTTTATAAGTCTTTGCAGAAAATCATTCAATTCGATTATTATTCGTCTTATTCTTTCATTTGGCGGCAAACTACACCGTATGTTTTTGCTTATTTTATTTATGTTTGAAAGTGCCGCATGTATATCTACACTTATTTTATTCCGTTGTTCGGATTTACATTCCGGCGGACCGTACTTATCCGTAAAATTATCTATTTGTTCTAATATTAATCGTTTTTTTTGTAATTCTTTATATTGTTCCATTATATTAGTTTCCTTTATTGATTATTATAAAATTACTTTATTTTGTCTAAAGAAATATTACTATTAAAATTACATCCTTCCGCTATCATTTTATTAAAATCTTCTGCATTGGGTATTATCTGAAAGTTAGTAAATACCGGAATATTCAATTCTAATGCTAATTCTACTTCTCTACATGATCCAATACTATTTGATATAACTCCTGCCAAAACACATAAATCAGCAGTTTTTTCTAATATCGTTAAATATCCGTTGTAAAATAAATCCTCATTTGTGATACCGCCTAAAAATCCTGTATTACGGTGTGGTATTATAGGCATATATCCAATTTTAAGCAGATGTTTGCCTACGTTCGTTGCACGATTTATATTTTCCAATTTTTCATAATCATATTCAGAGTTATACTGTCCAATTATGTATGCAATTGTTTTTCTTATATAATTCATAGCTATACTTTCCTTCAATTGTTTCATTGAATACTGTTTTTGAAGTGATCTGGCAGTAACTGTATATTATCAAATAACAATTTTTTTGCCTGCGCCTCTATTATATATACATCGCAATAATCATCTATGCTTCGCGTTCCTCTCCCCGCCATTTGTATCATTGTTTGTATTGCAATTGATTTATACCATAATTTGCCCAATCCACCAGAGCTATAAAGTCTGGTGGAAACTTTTTTATCCGCCAAAGATTCAAAAGGCGCTTTTGCTATTATGATAAATCTTGCAAGATCATCATTAAGAGATATACCCCGTTCCATACTTGGAGATACTAATACTAACGGTTCATTAGATTTTTTAAATTTATCTAAAATTTCATTTCTATTTGCAGCTTCATGTGTTATTAGCCTGTTTTTAAGTTCCGGATTTTTTACACCTATATTCATTACTTCCTGATTTAATTTATAACTAATGCAATGTATTAATCCTTTCCGATCCGGATATAATTTTAATATTTCTTCTATCTTATCAGTTATTTTACCTATATCATTTTTGAAATTCTTGTATGACAGATCGCCGGCCGATTGAATATATATTTTTCGCTTATCCGGATTAAACGTACTCGGAATTGAAATATAGTCAATATCTTGTTTTTTTATCCCAAGCGTTTTAGCTAATATATTAATTGGTGGAAATGTCGCTGACATTAGTACTATCTTTCCAGGAGCATGATTTGTAAAGAATTCATTCGTAATATCTTCAGTAAGCCAAGTCGGTGTAAATACCCACTTTGTTCCTCGATTAGTATGCTGTTCCATCTGTAACCAAGTATCATCTACATACTTAACAAAAAGTTTTAATTGAAACATCATACGTTCTAGTATCTTCTTTTTCTTCATAGCATTTAATAGCATTGTACTTCCAGGTTGCATAGTCCATATCGAAGATTTTAAATCATACAATATATCTTTTACAATTTCTACAGCATCTTTTGCCCATGCTTTCCATTCCGGAATAGATGCTTCGCTTGAGGTTGTTTTGTATTTAGGCATTTTAAGTCCAGTTTCCGCTGACATCCTTTGTGTAATAGTCAATGATATGAAATTTGTCAATACATTTTCAAGACAATCGGCTTCATCGCAAATCAGATTTGGTATCCCGGAGAATCTGCCAACGAAATTTGTCTCGGTAAAATAATATGAATAATTTAAAATTCTCATATCATGTTTTAGTGTTTCTTCTTTTGCTTTGTTATATTGACATTCAGGAATACATTTTCTTGCAATACAATTATCTGCTGTTGTCTTTCCGGTTTTATCCGCTCCACAAAGATAGTTAGCTCGACCTTTTAATATTTTAAATTCCGGATATGGAAAATCTTGTATAATTTGTTCTTGCAATGCTTTTGTTTGTACGAGGTATATAATTCCTCTGTGCAGTTTATCCCGGAAGTGGAGCATCTTTCCTGCTACGGCACCCACAAGAGATTTTCCCGATCCGGTCGGACCTTCAATTACTATAATTCTTTTTTCGCTTTCTACGATAAATTCTATCGCTTCGATTTGTCCAGGTCTAAATTCCTTATCTCGGTAATTACTAAAGAATTTATCTTTTACATCATCCGGCGATAGTAATGCAGCATTATCTAATACTCTTATATTGCGAATTGGACTAATAATTTCAGATTCGATTTCTTTAGTTTCATGATCACTAAAACTATTAAGCAATTCTACATCCTCATTATTATTCATTACTAATCCCCTTGGTTAGTTTCTTCGATGAATTTATCAATTTCCTTCCTAATCTTCTTTAATCGTTCTAATAATCTTTTTTCATTACCTTTAAATTCGTAATAGTGTTTTTGTTTTTTATCGTATTCATGCCGACATTTTTTACACATACTGGATTTTCCGTCAGCATTTCTCTTATCATTATGAAATTCATCCAAAGACTTTTCTACTTTGCATTTTCTACACATTTTACTTTTCGGCCCTTCGTCATAATTCAATTGATTTATATTTTTATTATCCATTGTCCTATACCAAATTTTATTAACACGCTAATACATTAATACAATAATACATTATTTTATATATGCTTTTTTCTGTTCCCCTATTATAATAATAAGTGTACACCGTAGGGAAGTTTTTGCATCTCTTAATACAATAATACTTTAATACTTTAATACCTTATTACTTTATTACTTTATTATTGTTGTTTTTATGTTCTTTAATACATTAATACCTTATTACATTAATACCTTATTACACTATTATATATATGTTAATACATTATTACATTAACACTCTAATACATTAATACAATAATACGTTATTACATTATCACATTTTATATTCCCATATCAACTGACATATTAGAAAATAGTATATTATTACATCTTACACAAAAAAGAGTCATCTTACGTTTAGGGATATCTTTTCTGCGTTGATGTAATCTATAAAACCCCTGCTTAGGAAATATATACATTCCGCAATGATAACAATTTCCTGCATGTTTATTAATTGTAATTTTATCTCTATCCAAAATAGTTTTTTGTTTTTCAATTTTCATTATTTGTACCTCGCAACTTTTTTTAATTCGGTTTTATACTGCTCCATTTCTATTACTATGTTATTTTTATTTTTTATACTACTTGCTAATATCTTTTTTTGTAAAACATTTACCTCTTCTAATAATTCTTGCTGGCGTTCTGTTGCAGCTATTCGATTTAACTGATTTAATATTTCTCTTAATTCAGTTACTTCATGTACGTTCTGCTCCATTATTTCGATAGCAACATGACAGCCTACAGCTATAAGACTCCTCAATAATGCTGATTTACTTTTAAACCAACCCTTTGGTGCCTTTTCATGAATTCCCTCTATGACATCTATTAATGCCGGTCGCACCCGTATATTTATAGGTGCACTATGACCTTTCCGATCTACTCCAGGTACCCCATGTAAAAATAGATTTAGCAATTCTTTCGATCTTTCATCTTTATATTTTTCCTCTGCGTCTTGTTTTCCCCAATTACTATTATTTTTTCCTTTTATTTTCATATTTCCCTCAAAACTTTATAAGATTGTATTAAGTGATCTAATACGAAACGTTCTATTTCGTTTCGATTTTTATTATAGTAAATATGTATTCCATACCTAACTCTTGCACTTCTTAAAAATCCTCGAATTGTTTCTGATGTTAGCTGACTATAAGCCGGAATATTATATGGATTGTTTGTTTCAATTACCAATGCCTTAAAGAACATATCCCGCATCGCTTCCATCTTCTTTATAGTACGACTTCTTTCCTTTCCTACATATAACAAAAAATCACTTGTTTGTTTTCTTTCAATAGTTACTTTGTTTTCTAATCCAACAATACTATAATCGCCATGCTTTAATGCTTTATATACAATCTTTATTCCTATCTGTGGCTTGCTAAACAAAGGCGTCTGTTCCCTTGTATCTATCACTAATATAAATCCCTTTGGAATACTTAATTTCCTAAATTTATTTAATGGTTTTAAAACTTTTGAACGTTTACATATTTCCATTATTATTTCCCCGATAAAGGTTTAGCGGATTTTCCCATTTTAGCCATTTCTTCTCTTTTTGCAAAATCTTTTATTGAGTCCATTATATTTAATTGTTTTGCTGTTAAATATTTTGGTGTAATATTATACTGCGCTCTATATATTTTAACTTTGCTTAAAATATAAACTATTATTGCTATAGTTATTATTGCTATTACCGGAAATACGTAATAGTCGACTAACAATCCTTCAGGTGTAAATTCTACCATTTTATACTTACCTTTTCTTATTTATCTATTTTGTACTTTTATAATTTCCTGCCATCTTTTTTTTATACTCCCCGTTGTTTCCCGGACAACGATTGCTATTAATTATATTTAAAGATGGCAGGAAATATTTGTTATGGTACTATATATGCAACCTCCTTATTTTTATTCAGGCCATTCGTCATCATCTGTATCTGACGACGATTCATTTACTTTTGCTTTTGTGTTTTCTGTAGATTTTTTCGTTTTTGTATTTTTATCTCCTACCATAAATATTTTGTCAACCTGCGGGAAAACAATATCCGGATCTTTCTTTGATTTTTGATGGGATATTTCCGCATCAAAAATTCTTCCCGGTAATTTTATTGCACAAGCCTCCAGAACATCCTGGTCCATAATTTCGGTATCATCCGGAAATCTTTTTTCGAATGCTTTTGCCATCTTTGTACAGACTAGAATATCCGCAAGTTTCGTTTCTCCGAATTTAGAAAATGGCAAATAAATTGTCATTTGTTCACCGGTTCTTTCCTCGTTTTCGTCGATTCTCTCAATTGGAATCGCAAAAGATTCCTTTTGAGTTGTTTCAGAAATATGATTTCGTAATCCTTCGAGGATTACGAACGTCGATCTACCCTCTGGAGGAACTTGAAACCCCCAATCTGATCCACTATGTCCATCTACTTTCATAATTACTTCCTTTCTTATTTGTGTTAACGAAATGATATAACCTTATTAGTTATACCGTTTATTTTACTCTTAATTGTTCTTGCTTGTAAATTTTTACACCCGGTATTTCTCTTACGCCATTAGATACTGCTTTTTTAATTTTAGCTTCATCTGGTTTTAAATATTGAATTGGCACAACATCCGGGTCTATCACCTCAAACTTCCATAGTTTTACAATTGTTGTTTGAGTTCCTGATTCTTCAAATCTTTGTGTTTTTAATTTAGCCCTATTTTCTAATTCTTGCTGTTTTTCTTGTTCCTGTTTAGCCTCCTCTATAAGATTTTCCTCAATTTGATTATACATTTTATTATGCTCTCCTATTTCTGTAACCTCCTTTCCTTTTTTAAGTCTTTCTAGTTGTTTTTGTCGTTCACGTTCTTCTTCTTCTAGTTCTCTACGTTTTTGCTCAGCCTCTTCTTTAATTTTACGTTCAAAACATAAAATTTTATTTTTTGTTTCTGATTCAAAATTTCTAAAAACATCGATATGTTTTTTGAAATAATTATTAATCGATTTTACTTTATCATTTAAAGGTTTAACTTTTGCCTTTCGCAAATCCTCCATGAATTTTATAAACTTTTTCGCAGTCGATATGCTTGTCGTTGCAAACTCCTTACTATTGTCATTGTTGACTATAAGATTCTTACTTTCATCTTTTATAATAATCTCGACCTCTTTTAGCTTAGCATTGAATATTTTCATATCCTGTTTACTAATTTCTTTAATCAATTCTAATTTATTTTCTAATTCCATTTTTAATTCCTCCTCCTGTCAATTAAATGTTATTCTATACTGAAAATTTTGGTAAGATTAAGAGGACCTGCCGTAACACTAGTTTTTCCTGTCCATTTATGAAGAAAATCTTCTTCACCGGCGAATACTATTTTAGGAGGATATGTTATTTTATCGTCTTTAATTCTCGATTCTACCCTTCCTATTAAGTCAAAATATGAAGGCATTGAATCGCTGAACTCTCTACCTTTAAGCGCAGGTGCTGCTGCAAGTTCTCTATTCCATTTTGGATACTGTTGTTCTAGTGCAGTTATAACTATATTTACACCTTGCTTTGAGTATTTTCCAAGTCTCCGCATCATTCGATTCATATTGCCAGATAATCCGCCATAACCTTCTATTGTTAATTTCGATTTGGAAACTATTGGTTTTATTTTTTGTTCAGTTTCGCTTCTAGCTTGAAACGCTTCATTTTCTATCTCCTCAGAAAGATGAATATTCATCAAATACGAAATATTATCAAGAAATAATGTTTTTAATTTTATTATCATTCTTGATTTGTTTTCTAAAAATTCAAGAAAGTCTTCCCAGCCTTCATATTGAAAAATATTTAATTGATTTTTGAGTTCCGGTCTGTCCGCTGCAGTAATTGCGGTTTTTAGACTACGTTCCTCAAATTGAACTACACCGATTGGTAGTGGTGCACTTTGTAATACGCTGCAAGTTTTCCCAATACCGGTTGGACCGTATATCAGGATTATTTTTCCTTGAGGTGTGTTTATTACATCTTCTACATCAAAAACTTTCATACCCTCTCCTTAATTTTTGTTTTATCGTTATTGTTTTTCCTCTTTATAACCTGATTAAAATAATCAATACCTAAAAATAAAAATAGAATTGATGCTGAAATTAATATAAAAATATCTGAATACTGAATAATAAAATCTTGTTTATTCATTTTATTTATCTCCCAACTGCAATAATGTAAAATCTTTAAATTCTCCTGCATTTACTCGTTGAGTTACCTCATCAATTGTATATAATAACTCGCTGGCCTGTCCCTGTTGTGTTTCACATATTTCCATGTATTCGCAGCGCTGTCCATAACTCATACATCCGGTTCTTTGCTCGTAAAAATGATGTACATTATCTTCCGCCTCTCCCTGCTGTATGTCCATATGTACTTTTATTAATTTTTCTTTAATGGCATTTAGAGGAAAATCATCACGATAAAACTTTATACCATAATCGTTTATTTCTCTTTTATAGCCGATAAAATAATGAGACGGGCGGGACAAAATATCTGTCAATATCTGACGTTCAAACAAATCGGGGTCTTCCGGAGTTTTATAACTCTTCCTTTTGTCGGGTATTCTTACTATTTTTACTATACAATACTCAAAGTCTGGATTTAAAAGAAAATACATTGCAGACTGTGGAGTCATACTATATACATTATCATAATATTGCGGTCTACCGGTTAGCTTCATTTCGATAAAATGGTGAGAAAAAGAAAAATCAGTTATTCCTTTTGCTACTATTTTTTCCTTATTTTCATTCGATATAATTCTTGAAATTTCTTTTTGATACTCAATGTTAAACGTGTCTACCTCACCAAAAATTTTCCGGTGAGCTTTAAATAATGCTTTTACTTTTGCTACGTCAAACGGATCGATTTCGTACTCTTCAATTGTTTCATTGATCGTACTTGCGGGTATTTGCTTGTAACGTACTCCCATTGCTATATCCCATAATTTCCCCGCCTTAACCGGTGCTGGCATTTTGTAAGGATGTCTTATAACTCCACAAATATAACGTAAGAAATATTTGCGTCTACAGGTATCCCAGAATGTTAATTGAGAATTAGATATATATGGTAACAATTCAGCCTCCCTTTCTTCACATCGGAAATTAGAAAAACTACAAAATCCGATATTGTCGTTTGGATTTCCCGGTATGTAATGTATACAATAACTATTACTAGTTTCATGTCTACGATTACATACTAACATTTATTCCTCTGTGAATATTTTTTTTTGTGTAGAATTTAGAAGTTTGGATATTAATTGTTTTTCAACTGGTGTCGGATTGATTCTTCCTTTTACAATCTGACTAATTTGCGATTCGGAAATACCAATCACTTTACTAAATTTGCGTTGAGTTCCATATTTTTTTAATATTGCTTTTTTTAATTCAAAATTCATTTGATATTCCTTTATAAAATAAAAAAATATTCTCCTGTCTATTGTTGAATTTTTGCCTTCCCGGTTTTAATTGATTTCAATATAATCAATGAAAAGCAGTTTGTCAACAAAAAAATTTAAAAAAAATTTAAAATTAATTACTTTATTGACTTAATTATCAATTATTCCTATTCAATCCCTTTAATAATATCCGATAAATCCACAATGAGTTCGGGATTGTTTGCCACTATTGTAAACAATATTTTTGTTGATTTCTTTGGTATTGTACCGGTTCTTATCCATTTATGATATTGCGCCGGTGTAATACCAAAATAATAACAAAACTTATTGATATTCATACCAAACCTGTTTCGCATTTCATCTAAGTCTTTTGTATTTTTTATAATTTTCATTGTATCTCCTATTTTTTTATTGTTATTTTACAAATAATTACTTATATTATGCTAACACTCCTCCTCGTGTTAGTTTTTGGATTTCCTCTATTAAGAAAGGGATAGGATGCAATATTTATCTTATCCCTTTTTTAATTGTCTGCTATATTTTAACTAATTAATTCCTCCAATTTTATATTTAGATTTTCTAAACGTCCTTCCGTATCCTGTATCAAGCTAACATATAAACCCTTAACGTTTTCGCTATTTGCTGTACTAGCCGCTAGTTTGTATTTTTCTAGTAGATATTCCAATTTTTTTATTATATTATTTATTGATGTTATTTTTTTTTCTTTATCAAATTCATCGAACCAATATTCTAATGGAAAAATGAAAAATATTTCATTAGGAAAATCGTTCTTCCAAGCAAACAGCTGGTTTCTTGCATCAGTTAAATCCCCATATCCGTTATATACTGTTACATTGTGAGAATTTATTATCTCGTAATTTCGCTTTTGCTCTTTCATGATCGCTTCTCCTTTTGTTTAATCTTCCAGCACTTTAGCTCTTGTATATTCACTCCATTCCTTTTTCATATCGGCAATCACAATCTTATAATCTTCACCAGATTCTAAGCGTTTGATTGCTTTTTTGCCAGCACTGTACATGCCAACATTGCTGCTATTAATATAACTTTTCGCTTTTAGATATGCTGCTGCGGCCGGATATTTTTTACGGAGCTCATCTGAAGAGACTGGCGGTGCATAAGATTTGTAATTGCAATCCCCGCTATCCATCATGTGCTTAAATGAATTTCTGTTAAGATTTTCTGCATTAATCGCCGATTCAATCTCTTTTAAGCCAGGGAATAATGCATTTAACTTCTCCTCCCTAGCTTGGATATTCTCTGACAGGAAATCAATAACTTCTCTTTTTATTCTCTTTATTTCTTTTGGGAGTCTGCGCATTTCTTCATAGCGCTTCATTCCCTCATACTGATTGAGAGATAATATTATACAAGTTTCTCCATCAGTTTTTTCTATTTCGATCGCACAAAGAATTTTATCTCTTTTTTCATGCGATTCTCTTGTAGCTCTCGCTTCTTCTATGGTTTTAAAAGTTTGCATTTTAAATCCTCCTTTTTGCCGAACAGACATTTTCTCTACGAGGGAAGGTTTACCTGATGCTCAGGATGTGCAGCAGCTGAGCATTCAGGCTTTTTTATTTTGGTTTTCGTTCTTCTGTTCCCCACCGTATAACAATTTCTTTTAATTTTTTACCGCTAAAATAATAGCGATACTCTGCCCTAGCGGAGGGAATTTTTTTTAATCTTCTTTCTGTTTCCCAAACTATTTGCCGAGTATCATCCGGCAAATTTTCTAGCTTGGGGAGCGGTGTATCATCATCCCGAATGGAATTGAATCTGAATCCGTCATTAAAGTCGGTCCATGGGCATAAACCGACCATGTCTTGCCTATGAACCCTTGCCCCCTCTCGGGGGTAGGTGGAGGCGACAAGTTCACCTTTATAGGAGATGTTGCACCCCCCCTCGGTCCATACTAATCTTTTCCATCCCTCATAAGGATTTCTTATGGGGATTTTTTTTCCCACCCAATTTCTTGCCTTGTTGGGTGGGAATGGGATTATTTCTGCTCTCCCATCTTCGTCAAAATGGAGGAGAAAATAATCCTCCGTCTCTATGTTTTGATAAAGGCGGTCTTTCTTTTTGCAATCAACACCGCAAAGATTTGCCATTGTGGTGTCATACAATATTCCGTTCTCTGTTCTTTTCATAATTTTTTTCTCCTTTATCTATATATTATTTCTGCTCTATGGATACCTTTTTCGATTCCAATCGGTATCCTATACCTTCCAAATACTATCATTATTTTTCTCGGCATATACATAATATCCTTTGTGTAAATATATTTGGAAGTATTATAAAATGTCAACTCACCCTTTTCTGTTTTGCGTTTTTCAATTAATTTTTTCATTTTCCTCCCTCCTTGCGGATAAAAAAAACCCCCCACCCGGATATGATAATCCAGATGAGGGGGAAACAATTTATTTTTCCGGATGCCAGTACCTATAAACATCCGACTTAATGAGGACGTCCCCGGATTGAACATCCTCTATGTAATACAGCGACTCGTCCCAATTATAGCGGTCACTGTCCCCCGCCTTATCGGTGGGGATTAAATAATAGGCTATTACTGACCTATCATCAATGATCCCTTTTTCCTTCCAGATTTCTCCGGAGGGACGATAGGGATCATCTTTCCATACATCCACCAGCACGCAATCGCTGGTGGGATTATAACTTTTAATGTTGTTCATTCTTTTTCTCCTTCTATTTTATTGTACACTTTTCCATTTAAATACTTACGCCGGCAACTGGACACAGTCCAAGCTATCGGCTTTTTGATTTCATTTTAATTTTAATTCATAATACACTTTTTTTCCCTCCAGATATTTCCGGAGGTCACGACGGACATCGAGCTCTCCGCCGTGAATTACTATTTTGTTGATCTCCGTACCATCCCAAGAGAAATGGTACGTGATCTCAGGTAAACCGGTT